CTCGTGTTATTAGCCTACCCACTTGTTTTTGTGTCAACAACGGCTTATTATTGCCCTTTTCATCGTTATCTATTTCAATGGCTTCATTAATCATTTCTGTAAAGCCAAATATTAGGGCTTTAGCATTCGGTTCTTTGCCACCTTTATTATCAGTCAGTTTTCCCCACTTTTGCACTGTGCCATATTGTTTCTGTATGGCTTCCATTACATTCAAGTTAAATACTAATGCATATTTTTCATTATCTATTTCAAATTCAAATTTATAATCTTTCATAATTCCTCCTAAATATTAAAGGTGGACTTTTATCCACCTTATGCCTTATTTGTAAATAAACCTTCTAAATATGAAACTGCTTCGTTGTAAGTAGCGAATGTTTGAGTCTTTGACCATGTTCCATCCTCTAATTTCAACACTGTTCCTTCAAGGGTTGTTGTAGTGAATTCTACACTTTCTCCCTTTGTTTTTTCATCTGGTAGTGCATCCTTAAATTTTACTTTGCTTAAGAATTCTACTTTGTATTTATAAACACCATTTACTATTTTTGTAATTATTCTTCCGAATCCTACATACGGTGCTGTGTCACTATCCTTACGGATAATTTCTCCTGCTTCGGACATTTCGTGACCAGTTAAATCTGAATATGTTTGATCATCATCTTCATCTACGGTGATTGCTACTGTTCCTTTTTTGAATGTATAATCACTTTCTGCTAATGAATCATCAGCATATAATTCTGCTGAATTCAAATCTAATGAAACCTTACAATCGACAGCTTTTCCTGGTGTTTTTACTTCTGAATATGTTTCTGTTTCTTCATCTAAAATTCCATATCTAAAATTTTTCAACCCTATTCTTGCCATTTATATTTCCATCCTTTCTTTTGCAAATTCTAAAGTCTTATGGTATAACCCTGTATCTTTTTCGTACATGTCTGGGCTACTACCTGTTCTTATAAAGTTATTTTCTTTCATAACTTCTTTTATTCTTTTTTCTATTGCTAAATAATTACAATCACTGAAAATATCAATATCAATGTATGCTACACTACCTGCTTCCTGATCTTCTGAAAATAAAACCGGATCATCTTCTGTGAATGTGTAAGTGATGTATGTTTTACTTTTTCCGGTGTATGTTATAAACTCTGCCGGAATCTTTTTGCCTTCTACTATAAAATTATCGAATATCTTTTTTACCAATTCATAATCATTCATTCTTAATGTATTTCTCCTGAACTTTCATCATTGCATTTGTTATTGCTGATTCCTGTCTGAATGCTTTTCTGAAGAATGGTTTCTTCTTTTCTCCTCTGCTGGTTCCATATTCTCTTGCTAATGCTTTTAATGGTATCGGTATTCCATCTTCATCATAACCATAAAATCCAACCTTTGTATTTATCCCATCATCACTTGGGGTTCTATATGATTTCGTAATCTTCAAACCCTTTTCTAATGATTCTGTACTTTTAAAGCTAGACTTCATGTTTGATTTAACTTGTTTATACACTACCTCTGCTCCTGCTTTAGTCATTTCTCCCAGCATCTCTTCAGTATTTGTTTCTAACTCCTGGAATGACTTTATTAGCTCATTAGGTAATTCAGCATTAAATCCTGCCATTATTTTGTGACTTCTTTTGCTTGGATTTCCAATTCGACATTTTCTTCATCAATGTTATTCAAGTATTCTATGGTATATCTTTTGTTTTTAAATAAAACTATCATATCCCTGGTTATTTCTGTTTTTGGATAACGAATCGTGAAGTTAGTATAAGCTTTTTCAAAATCACTATTATTTGCTATTAAAGTAAATCCCTTTGTTGTTTTTACTTTAGCCCAAGTAGTTAGGACGAGAGTGTCTTCTGGATTTTTAAATCCTGCACTATCATCCTTTGTAGCTACTTTGTAAATTGAAATCTTCTTACTATAATCTCCTGGGTTTAGCATATGTTATTCTGTGAATGCATTCCAAGTATCGTTTCCACAACTTTGTTGAGGTTATTTTTATCCACATACAAAGTTCTGTTATCGTACATGTCCTGGCATAAAATAAAAACGACAATTATAAAATCATCGTATTCATCTAAATCCTTTACTCCTGTATTCTCTGTAATAAACTTTTTAGCAATAGTCATTAAAGCAGTAAGTAATTTCTTATCTGCTTCATCAATTTCTTGTAGTCTGATGTAGTTAGCTATATCATCTACGGTTATTGTACTTACTTTCATTAGTTTCCTCCTTCTTTGAGGTCTTGCCTGAACAACTAATGACCTTATTTATTTTCTTTATTGTCTTCCGGATCTGTTGGTGTTTCTGGATCCGATTCAGGTTCTTTTGTAGCTTCTGCTAATTGATTATTTAACTCTTCGATTTCTGCTTGTAATTTTTCAATCTCTTTTTTAAGCGATTCATTTTCTTTTTTTAGTTCTGCTTGATTCTTATTTTTTTCTGAATATTCTTCTATGTAACCAGCTTTTAAAAGGTCACTGATTATTGCTTTATCTTTTAATTCAATAACATGACCTTTTGAGCCAGATACTACTCCACTAAAACTTTTTATTACTGTGAACATTATTCAGCTGTTCCTGGGCAGACTAATTTAGAAATCTTTTGAGCATCTTCAACTTTAGCATCGAATTCCATCCATGCTACTACACCAATAGCATGTTGATCAGCATATTTTTCTCTTAATACTTCCATTTCAACTTCTTCTGTGAATTTAGTTGCTAATCCTGATAAATCTCCATAAAAAATAGCAGTATTTCCTGCTCCTATGTCTTTCATGTTATCAGTTTCATAAACTGGTTTACCTAGCAATGTATATCCGAAGTCGCTTGTTATATCATCTTGAAGTAAATATCTATCGTTAGCATCCTTCAATAACGAAATCGCTGTTAATGTTTCTGGTGACATTAACCATACTGCATTCTTTTGGAATTTTTGTTTTACCTTTCTTTTAGTTTTGATAATTTCATCAGCAGTGATTGCATTTGCACTTTGTGCTGTAACAACTAATTTTACTCCTTTATCTAAACCAGTCACTTTTCCTTCTGTACCATTTAATAATTCGTTTTCTACGAATAATGCAATTGATTCAGACATAATGTTGATAACTTCATTTACGATATTAAAATCACTATTGTTTACTAATGATTTAGAAATTTTAGCTAATGCTCCTGCTAAATGACCTGTTAATTCAATGCTAGTGAATTTTCCTACATTACTTTCTAATGATTTGAATTCTGTAGCATAAGCCATATTAACTTTTGCATCTGATGTTTCTGAATAATAAGGAATTTCCAATTTTCCTTTGATATTGTATTTTGTTGATTTTTCTAAAATAGGACAAATGTCATAAACTTGTTTGATGATTTTTCTAGCAATTGTTACTGGAATTACTGCTCCATTATCTCCCTTTGTTAAATTAACATCTGCTCTTTCTTCTAATACAACACCTCTGATATAACTTTCAAATGCTTTTTCTTCTTGTAAAGCTCTTTCTTCATTTTCTTTCATTTCTTCTTCCTCCTTCTTTTCTTCTTCTTTTTGTTCTGATGCCGGTTCTTCAGTTAACTCTCTACCTTTTGTAATGGCTGATATTGTTTCATTTATTAAACCAATTTCACTTTCTAATTTTTTAAATAATTCATTCTCATCTTCTGTGAATGCTCTTTCTTCTGCCTTTACTGTGTTTAGTAAAGTTTCCATTTCAGTTTGCTTTTCAGCTCTTTGTTCAGTTAATGCTTTTAGATTCATATTCTATTTCTCCTCTCTTATTTTTCTTAATCTTTCTTCATAATCTGAATAATCTATTTTGACAACTTCCTTATCGGCATGTTGTTCAGGCTCCTCTTTTATTTCCTGTCTTATATCTATCGCTTGTGATTCTTCTCCACGATATTCAATAAGCTTTACTTGGTCATCTCTCATTTCGATGCTAGTTCCTATGTATGCTGGATACTTTCTATCATCTATAATTGAGACTTCTAGAAGTTCTAAATCTCTGACAATTCTTTCTTCAATTCCATCATCATTGACTTTTCTATCTTCTTTGTTACATAAAAAACCAAATGACCAGCCTCTTAATTTATTGTCTTTGGCTTTTTGTATCACTTCTGGATCTTCAACTTCTACGATGGCTCTTAAGCCAATGTTATCCTCGTATAACTTTGCTTTACCACTTTTGGTATCAGCTAGTTCCCTATCCCTTTCGTGATTTAATAAAACCAGGACATTTTCTGCTTTTTCTAAAGCTCTTTGAAATACTCCTGATCGTATTCTTTCTACGAATTGTCCTCTGGTATCACACAGAACTTTTGAAGTTCTTTCTACTGCATTGACATAACCATCTATTATGATTTTTCCATTTCTAACTTCCACCTTCATTTGTACCACCTCCTTCT